GAGCGGGTATGTCATCCTTGGCGATCCCGCCAATCGCTCTCGCGGCCTCTTCCCCGACAAAGCGCGCAAGGCTGGCCACTGTAGTAATTGCCTCAGCGCCCGATGACACGAGCGTGAGTAGCGCACTGGATAAGTCAGTAATTCCCTGCTTAAACGCCGGATCGGCAATAACGGCTCGAAGCTCCTCAACCGCAGTAATCAGCGGCGCCGTGTCAACCTGGCCCAGGGCGTCGTTAACATCATTCGTTACTGTCTGCCAGACCCGACCGATGGTCATGGGCATCTGGTTGAATTCATCTTCTATGGTGCTGGCCGTATCGAGCAGGGCTGTGGTGACCGCTGAAGACGTAAGCTCGCCTTCCCTACCCATCTCTCGCAGCTGACCAAGCGTAACGCCAAGACCTTCCGCAATCGCCTGGGCGAGCCTTGGGCTGTTCTCCATAACAGAGTTAAGCTCTTCGCCACGAAGTACGCCGGAGGCCATACCCTGCGATAACTGGAGAATTGACGAGCTGGCCTCTTGTGCAGATGCACCTGAAACCACAAACGACTGATTAATTGCAGTGGTTATCTTGAACAGCTCACCCTGAGTGAGATCCAGCTCCTGTGTGGACCTTGCTAGCCGCGCATAAAGCTTAACCGTCGACTCAGTGGCTTGCCCCGTGTCATTGGAAATAGCCAGGGCTTGCTTGTAGACAGAATTCAGCTCTTCCTGGGAGCCCGTAACAAGTTTCAGCTGGCCCTGTAATGATGCGTAGGTATCGGCAGCCTGGATAGTTTCAGACACAAGTTTGGCAACGCCAAGCGTGGCAATAAGCCCCTTCAGTCCACTGAATGATCTTGTGGCATTGGTGACCGATTTATTGGCACCATCAAACGCAGCAGAGAATTGTTGAGTTACACCACGATTCTTGGTCTGGGCGCCTGTCAGCTTCTCCAGTTCATCCCGGGTGAGCTGCACAGAGCGCACGGCATTTTTCGAGTCACCCCGAATTAGCAGCGTTGTCTGGTAGGTCTTGTTTGACATTAATTACACTCAATGCACCGGTTTCAATCAGTTGGATTTGCTTAAACACCCTGCGGCGTTTTTTCACGCCCCACGCAGACATCACTGCTACCACACCGGGGTAATCAAGCCCCTGATACAGCACGCCACGTGGTCCGAGAACGATCCGCCACTGGGAATGGCACGCAATGAATACCCTGTATGCCTCCCAATTATCGGGGTGCACCAGGTGATCAGGGGGCTTAAGGGGCTCTACTGGAGGGGCTTGCTCCGGCAGCAAAATAAATTCGCTGCCGTCATCTTCATTTTCAGGCGCAGCCGGATGTCTGCTATTGGCCCATTCCCGGCCGGCCTCTATTAGTTTTTTCGGAGGGCGTCCTTCCCAAGAAGAACAGCCATCAGACCTTTAGAAAGGGCTTTCCGATACTCCCTAACCTCCAGGAGTTGGGCCAAAGTCTCCTGGCTGTACTCGATTTCACCACCGTCTTCGCCTTTAAGGCCCTTCCATCCAAGCAGATATTGGTCCATCAGCTCAGCATCATCGACACCCTGATCGGTATTGATTTTCTCCATGGTTTTCTGGATTTCGGATACGGGCGGTTTGCGGTAAGTGCCCACAAATGGAACGGGCACTATTCGGCCATTGTCTACCTCAAGTTCCGCAGTAATCTTTACATCTATTTGATCTTTAACGCCTTTGAGATTTGCCATAGTCATTGCCTTTTGTATAAGTCATTGCCTGAATCAGGTGAATCAGCCTCCCACACCCCGGGGTGTAACCCGGAGCGTCAGGCAATGAAAACGTAAAGTGTGGGAGGCCGAAAAGGTTAGGTGACAGTGATCTTGAATTCGTCATCACCACTGGCACCAGGCAGCATGCGCATACCCATTTGGTAGCCAAGCTCGCCTTTGATGTCGACCTCGGTAATACCAGATAGCTGAGTAGTAGGGGCGTCAATCGTGATAACGTTGCCTGTGGCCGTGCCGTGGACCAATTGAAAGTCAGTGAGCGTGACGGAGTTGTGACTCTCTGCGAGCGCAAACATATCCTTTGTGCCCAGCAGCGGAGCCAATATCGTCGCGCTTCCCACCGGTGACCTGTCGGTAATATCAACCTTTTCCAGATTCACCAGGTTAAAGTAAGGCACCTCGCCGCCCCAATCCAAGTCAAGATTGCTGAGAATCGCATCGTAGGCATCGAAAGTGCATGTTGGCGTGTTGACATTGTTTACGGGCAGCGGGAACAGGAAGCTGCTGATGTCAGGCGCCAAGAGAGACTGAGTTGTGGGTTTAGCGTAAAGGCCGGTAAAGCTGAAAAACATCATCGGAATGCTCTCTGCGCTCAGCGCGAATCGCACCGTACCACGCGCCCCCTTGATTATCTGCCGCTCGCCGTCCTGGTCATACCAGAGCGTGACGGACTCGTAATCAACGGAAACGGGATCATATTCGACGCTGGTCGACGCGGTTATTGTTTCGGCAAAACCACACGCCCGCAACAGGGGACCCCACGCAGGGGCTGTGCCAAGCGCACCAGAGCCTGCCAGCTCAACACCAAACTCCACCATCGCATAGGGGCCGGTGTTTATTTCTTCATCCGCGCCCAACGTGGCCCGATCCAGCTCCCGAGTAACTTTATTACCTTCATAGATCTTCCGGTTCAAGCCGCTGGTCAGGATGGCGTTGGCACCCGCAGTTGGTGTCGGGTCGACTCCGTAGGTGCTCTCGATCTTTGCCAGGATGTATCGCTTACGCGTTTTCATCGGTGATTACCTCACTTGGTTTTGCAGTGGATTTCACCGCCTTGGGTTTCTTTTCTGTGACAGCAGGCTGCGTGCGATGCACCAGCTTCAAGCTGCCGTCCTTTTTCTTGATGTAGCTGCCACCTTGGCGCGCCATATCAGCCTCCTTTTAAGTTGATTGCCTGATTCTTACTTCCGTGGCATAGGTTTCTCGCCACCAGATATAACCACCCTTGATACCGATAATCTGGGCGCCGGCCATTTCCATGGCATCGTGGTATTCGAACACCCACCCCATCGCAGCTCCGCGCAGCTCCGCCAGTAATACTTCATAGTCGGCGATTGCGCAGCCAAGCATGCATACAACGCCTTTTGTAACGTTCTGAATAACAAAATTGTCTGCGTCGCTGGCTTCCGGCGATTCTCCTTCCGGGTACACCATGATGACCGGGAATTCTTCTTCATAGTCTTCAACCGGCTCTGTCGTGAACGCGAACTTCACGGTTGGCGTGAGGCCAGCACCCTGCAGATACGTGATAAATTCTGTAATCATCTGAGGCCTATTTTCTTCCGCATGAAGTGATCCAGATTGTTGGCCAGCTTCTCGTTTCCTTCACGCTCCACCAGGTGATTTATGGCCTTTATCGCTTCATCGCCCCGTACCATATGTGCGATCGATGGACCGGTGAGCTTTTTTACCTTCAAGCGCGAAATTCCAATGCGTTGAAATATCTGCCATTCGCCCCCGCCGTCATCCAGGCCGGCTCGACCCTTGCCCCAGAACGCCTTTTTCAGTATCGAGCTTTTCGAGGCTTTTTTGAGGCGCACTCTGGCGCCACGGCGAAGGCCTCGCCGAGTTTTGATTTTTGGTCTTGCGTCCGGGCTTGGCGCACCGGAACCCTTGACAGTAGTGAAGTGCCTAAGCGATAACCGGCGGCCAATGTAGATGAGAAAGCCTGTTGGCACACCATCCTGTGTTCGGACCCGCTGTTTGAGTGTGCTGGCTATGTCGCGGGCTTTGACGTTATAGACTTTACGCACTTCTTTGCTGACCGCTGTCGCTGCCTTTCCGTGCAGCTGCTTGATAGTGGACTCGGCGGCCTTGTGAACCACAGCGGGGTCATAGGCCCGCTTGATTTCATCAATATTATCCAGCCGAATATCCAGGTTCACGTAGTAACCTCGTGGACATAGGCATAGCCGTCATCTGACAAACGCTTGCCTACCAAATATTTTTTTCCGTCTATAAAGAAAAAATCCCCGCGCTTCGGTGGTCGAGGAATATCGTTCTTTGCAATTCTTACAGTGTTCACCCGGCTGACAACCTGCTCCTGATCATCCAGTAGCTCCACATCCTTACGCAGAACCAGCGGAAACTTCAGTTCAAAGCAGCCTGGCTGTGTGTACCAATACCTATCGCCAAACACGCCCGAAAGCGTGCTGGCGACAGACCTGGCAAGATCATCAAACATTAAGCGGTCGCGCCACTACCTGGGAGCAGTTTCACTTCCACTAATGCCACACCAGTGCCGGCTGCGGTCACAGCAACAACACCGCCGGCGTTATCGCCTGCTGCGGGCGGGTTCGCGTCAACAAATTCGGACGCGGAAGCATCCCACACCAGCTTCTGCCCAACACTGATAACGTCCGCAGCATTACAGGGCACCTCGAAAACGCCCCCGATT